TATCCGGCCCTTCCAGTGGGGTTAAACTGGCTGTATACCCCTGTTTTTCGTACAATCTTGACTTCGTGCTTGTACTTGCACCTTGTTTAGTTTTCGTGAAACTATATACAACCTGGAGAACGCTTCAACCCTCCAGGAGGTTCAGCATTCAATGTCGTCTCCCACACAAGCCTATGATTCTGCTGACAAACAGGATCATGGTAACCAATATGTGGTTCATTCTTAACGTTATTCAACAGCCATGCTGCAATTCTGTCGTCAAACGTTAAATGGTTCGTCCTCACGAAACGGTGGAATTTTCTGGTTTCCACGAACCGATTAACACGATTGCGAAATTCTTCGTATTTCGCCCTTCCGTGTGCAACATATTCTAACAAAGCTCCATCGAGCAAATCACCAAAAAGCTCTTCTTCTGTCATGTGTGACACAGGTATACCACATGATAATGACTTAATGATACTAGATTCTGATAGCGCACCAAGACGTCGTTGGAGTTCTGGTATATATACAGTTTGCCGTTTTAAAAAGTCGACTTCACTAACATGGTAAAATAAATCATGATCACCCTCTTTGGTTGGAGGGGTATACAATATACCATACTGATCTAACCAATAAGCCTTGATTTGTGCGTTGTACCACCCACATTTGTCAGACACGGTGCCAATATCATCGTCACCATACGTCATCATATGAACGTTGTTTCTAAAAGGGGGTGGTATACCCCCATGTGCCTGATAGTATGCGCAACGAGAATTAAGACTATTTGCGGTACTGTTAACATAGGATGTCAAATTCTGTCCACTAGGATTTCCTCGTGACATCATTAAAACAGCACCATAATATTGCACACAAAACAACGATAAATCGGCGACCATTGCGCGCATAATTTGCAATTCATGCGCAGAATATCCCAATGAATCTGCCAGTTCAATATATATACGGTATGAAGCCTGTATTACATTAAGAAACTCTTTTTGATCGTATCCTTTGTAATCGCCAGCAACACATCTTTCTTCACCATAATGTGCAACAAAGGACATAAATTCTTCCCATTCCACACCGTGGCTATTTATTCCTATGGCACATTCTGATAACAACGACAACTCCGATAAAAGGCGAACAACAGGAAGCCAATATTTGCGAATCAACAGTTTAAAAACCGTTCCATTCCCAAAAAAGACTCTCACTTTGTCCTTACCCAATTTCACGGGTTCATCTTTGAGATGAGCCACAAAAATGTGATAACACCTACCACCTTGTGAATAAATATCTTCAGATTTTTCAACGTGTTGCCAAACGGCAGGGCTTGTGAAATCTCTATTGCCATCAGGGCCCTCAAGATAAATAGATGTTTTACCTTTAAGAGGAAACCCAGCAGCCGTAGAAATTTTAAGCGCATCCAAAAAACGAACTCCAGGAACTCCGTTAACATTTTCCTTATTAGTCAAAGGACGAACATGTCTAACAGTGCCAAATCCCAACCTACGTAGCTCACGTTTTATGGGTAGCATATAATCCAACACTGCCCAGTTTAAAACGTGCGTGGGTGGACCTTTACTGACTGTTGCGAATTCGGTTAAATTCTTTGAAAAATGGTACCAGCTTGGAGGTTTATCCATGTTGGGTTTACCATGTTGAATTGGTATATTGTTGTCATTCAAAAACTCTAACCCGTATTTCCTATACTGAACCTTTGTCCGATATTTATGTGTACCACCATTGGAACCAAAACAATGGACGTTAGACTCAGAGGGCAAAAAATTAACAGGGTGTTTAGAAGCTATAGTGTCATCTATATGTTGAGAAGAAGCATCGGAAAAATGTGTCGAAAAATCTGTGTCATACACACCTTCAGCAGGTATGTCAACAGAACTCCAGATGTTTCTAGACATATCAGAAATCGCAGCTTCAACCTGACTCTTAT